CGGGTTTGGACATCAAATCAAACGCTCAACGAAGAGCGAAGGCCGAAAATCATGAGGCCGGAGTACAGCAGCAATGCCACCTTGATCTCGCAAAGGCATTTTTCGAGGTGCCCATAAGTTTTTCTTCGATGTACGGGTCCGGGTCACGCACTTTCAAAATCTGATCCTCGCGCCATGCCTGCCAGTGGGGCTCAAGCTTGTCAATCCAGGGCGGTTGTGGGGTGTCTACCATCGCTCTTCTCCGTTTTGGTTGACATTTAAACTACAAGAATGCGTGCAGTGTTTCGAGTGGTTGTAATTAGCATGGCATTTCACGTTTCAATAAAAGAGATTTTCCTAGACATTATTTCTACTTATAGTAGTCTATCGCTGTCTTTTTGGTCCATTGACCACCTCCATATGTCGGGGGAGGCAGGCTCTACAAACCTACTTCCCCCGCCATCAACTACCACACCGGCCCGCGTGCCGCTGTAGGGAGAAGACAGAGCGATGAATGAACACTCGCGCACAAGCTTCGAAGGCAAAAACTAGCCTTTCCCAAGTGACGCAGGCCGTGAAGGCAGGCGTCATCCAAGCTCTCCAGGAAATCCCTGGTTCCAACCAACCCATCCACCAACTAGGCCTCAAAGGCTCATCCAACGATAACCAGCTCGCACCGGGCGCCGGCATTGCCCGCGTAATCCGTGGCCTCTGCCACGGCGGCGTTGCGGCGGCGCAGGAAGCGGCTGCACAGGAAGGTTACGAGGGGTGCGTGAAGGCCCTAGCTGCTGGAGATGTAACGGCAGGGGGCATCCTTGTTGAAGGCCAGATGGCCAACGAGGTTATCGACCGGCTCCGTTCCAAGTCAGTTATTCGCCGCATGCGCACCCGTGTTGTGAGGATGGAGAAAGGAACGATGACCTTCCCTCGCCTAACGACTTCGGGCAGTGCCTCTTATGTGGCGGAGAACGCCGATATCGCGATCAGCGACCCGGCATTTGATGCGCCAGTGATGACGAGCAAGAAGCTCGCCGCCTTGGTCGCCGTTTCCAACGATCTGCTCCGGTTCGCCAGCGATGGCACCGACCAGATCATCACCAGTGACCTCGTGAAGGTGTTGGCGACAACGGAAGACAGCAACTTCCTCCGTGGCGATGGCACAGAGAGCGGCCCCATGGGTTTGCGCTATTGGGCCAACGCCTCCAACGTCACGGCCACCAACGGCACGTCGGCAACCAACATCGAGACCGACTTCAAGGACTTGATCCAAGACTTGGAGGGTAACGATGTGCCGATGGAACGCCCGCACTGGCTGATGGCTCCGCGTTCCAAGAACCATCTGATCACCTTGCGGGATGCCAATGGCAACCTGATCTTCCCTGAGATGCGGGGACCGAACCCGATGCTGCACCAGTGGCCGGTTCTGGTGACCACCAACATCCCCGTGAACCTGAACACCAACCAAACGGAAGTCTACCTTGTAGACGCCAGCGAGGTTGTGATCGGGGAAGTCGACGGGATCGAGATCACCATCACGTCGCAGGGCGGCTACAAGGACGCCAACGGAAATTCGTGTTCGCCACCCAACGTGACCAAACCCTTATTCGCGCAATCCTTCGCCACGACCTCACCGTCCGACACGACGTGAGCGTTGCCGTGAAGACGGGCGTCACCTGGGGCGCCTAACAAGAGGTTCGCGCCGAAGGTCTTGGTTGCTTCCAACTTCGGCGCGTTCTGCCGGGCATGGAAACTCCTCTCATGCAAACCGGTACTGACGGGCGGGGTGCTTTTGCCCTTTCGGCCCCGCCCTGTCCCTCTCTGAAACTTGTGGCGGGCGCTGTTTTTCTCTTACCCGAACCCAAAACGAACGCCCGCCATCTTTTTAGGAATAAGCCATGCCGGGCAAAGTGAAGATCACCTCCAAAGCATTCGGGATACACAGCGCCAACGCCCGCGAAGCCGCCGACCGCATTAGCCGCGAGCTTACCGCCGCCGTGGAAGACGCGACGGAGGCGGCAATGCTGGAGATCACGCAGAAGATTAAGGATGAGGCGCTTCGCTTGACGCCGGTTGATACCGGCCAGCTAAGGAGCGCAGCCTACGCCAAGGTCGAACCCGGAGAAGATGGCGTCGTGAGGGGCCGTGTTGGTTACGACCTTAACGCGGCCCCACACGCAATCTTCGTCCATGAACGGACCGAGTTTGCAGCATGAACCACCGACCACTTCCAAGTTTTTGGTCAAGGCTGCTGAGAACGTGCGCGACGAGATACCCGAGATCGTGAAGCGCCACGCGAAGGAGAGGTTGCCGTAATGGCCGTAACCTTCAATTCCACTTCCGCGGACGGCCTCACGGTTCGTGCAACGGTGAAGACCGAACTTGAGATTTCGAGCAGCGCAGATGACGCCTTCATCGACACGCTGATTGACCAGGCCTCCGACGCTATAGTCACCTACACAGGCCGCACCTTTCACCGCGTCACGGTTACCGAGACGAGGGCCGGGCACGGCAGGCCCCGGATGTTGCTTACCCATACGCCCGTGCAAAGCGTGAGCAGCGTTACGCTGGACGGCTCCACGGTGTCATCAACCGCCTACAGCATTGATGATCCCGACGCCGGTGTCCTTTGGAGGGATATTGGTTGGGACCGGACCACCCTTTACCTGGATTTTGTGGAAACCACCCCGACCGGTGACGGGGACCGGGACTGGTCTATCCAGTACATCGCCGGGTACGTCACCCCCGAGGAAGCTGCCAGCACCGGCAGCACCTTGGGGGAGCGGACGTTGCCGCACGATGTGGAGCGGGCATGCATCGACACCGTGAAATCCATGTACCTGCGCCGCTCCGAAGACAGCCGCATTAAGAGGCAGGCCGTCGATGAGACAAGCGAGGTTGTGAACAACACGACCGCCCTGCCCCCTTCGGCCGAGGCACTATTGCAGAGATGGCGTCGGATAGATTTGGGAGCGTCGTGAGGCTCAAAGGTTTAGCCGAAATTGTGAAGGCACCGTTTGCCGCCAAGGCCCCGCTTGTACGTGTTTCGGGTAGCGAACCGCCGAAGCGGGGTAGCGTCCAACTGTTGAAACTGTACAGCCAAGCCCCCTGGCTGCGTGCCGTCTGCACCAAGATCGCCCGTGGCGTGGCCGAGACCGAGTGGAAGGTCTACCAGCCGTTGGACAAGAAAGGCGGCACGCAGAAGGACGTGCAGCTTGCCCGGCAAGCGTATCCGGTGCGGGAGAAGATGCTGAAAGGACGCATTGACCAGGACCGGGTTGATGAAGTGAACGACCACCCGATCCTGGAAATGATCGTCAACGGCAACGAGAAACTGTCCGGCATGCAATGCCTGCACCTGACGCAGACCTATATGGATTTACTTGGCGAAGCATTTTGGATTTTGGAGCGCAACGTGTTGGGCGTCCCGTTTGCCTATTGGCCGATCCCGCCGACCTGGATCACGGACTTCCCGAAGGAGGGGAACCCCTACTATACGGTGAACGGCGACAATGGGATGCGGCTCCAAGTGCCGGTCACCGAAGTCCTTGCCTTCATCGATCCCGACCCGTTGAGCCCCTATGGCCGGGGCACCGGCATCGCCAAGTCACTCGGTGATGAACTCGAGATCGATGAGTACGCGGCGAAGCATACCAAGGCTTTCTTCTACAACCGCGCCCGCCCCGATCTGATTGTCCACGGGGACAACCTAAGCCCCGGAGATGCGAAGCGGTTGGAGGAACAATGGAGCGCGGCACACGGTGGGTTCTGGCGTGCCTTTAAACCCCTGTTCTTCAGCCGCAAGCTGGAGATCAAGGAACTCACGCAAAACATGGAAAACCTCCAGGTCGTCCAATTGCGCAAACACGAAAGGGATCTGGTTCAACAGGTCTTCGCCCTGCCCCCGGAAGTCCTGGGCATCATCGGGGACAGCAAACGTTCGACGATCGCCATGGCGGATATGTTCTTCACCAAGGACGTATTGCGGCCCCGCGTTGAACTGATCCGAACACGCATCCAGCGGTAGCTCGTGCCAATGTTCGATGGGCGGCTTGTCTTCCACTACATCACGCCCGTGGTCCGCGATGATGAGATGCGGCTCCAGTATATGAAAGCAGCGCCCCACGCCTTCACCGTGTCCGTCCGGCGAAGGACGTTGATCAGACGGGATGAAGGAACTCGTTGGTTTCGATGGCGTGAAGGGCCTCTTTGAGAGACAGGCCTTGATGGACGCGGAACCATTGGCCGGTGTG